GAAAGGCCCCCCATCAAAAATAAAACACACAAGAAAAAATTACATATATAATCCGCAAAAACAACGGCTGCTATTCCGCCTATGTACACACCTGTAATTGACTACGACGTTCCGCTTGCGAACTACTCCCCGACATTCGAGTCGCTGGAGACCCGCGTGGCTGCAGCCATGTCTGCGTTAGTAGATACTAACAATCTGCCACCCCCAAACGAAATATCCGAAACGGACAAACACAAAGCCCGCGAAGTGTTCATGGGGGGCCTTTCTGTATAAAAGGGGGGTGGGGTCTGGATGTGGCTATGTTTAGCGAAGCGGGTATAGTTTTGTATAGGAGTGGTTTTTTGTGGTGTTGGAGGATTCAACACTCAGCGTAAAGCGCGGGGGGAGTCCCATATGCCACAGCTTGGGGTGGCGGGGCGGTGGGGTCAAACCATGCCCAAATACTTAAGGTTAAGGTTAACTGTATCTATTGACAAGCGAATCGTTCTATGGTGTAATTCATTTGTCGGTTAATTCTGACATTTCAATTAACTCTATTCAAAAGGTATTTATATGACAATCGTTTCAAAATCAATCGTTAATTCTATTTTCAAAGCATTTGAGGGCGAAGCTAAGGCTATTGCCAAGGCGCGCACCGATCAGGACAAGGCAATTCAAGTCGCCTTGGATGCAATGACAGTCGCATGCGACAAGCCCAAAGAGTTGTTCATGAAGGGCAATGCAAAGACAAATGAAGCCCGTGCGGAAATCAAGGCAATATTCGACGGGCTTGTCGAAGCAAAGCACATTTCAAAATCCTCCGGTGTTTCGTATGCTTGTGCCTTTTGGATTGCCTTTGAACAAGGGATTCCATTTCAACGCGACTTGAACAACAAAAAAGAGGGCGCGGGCGAAGCAGTCGCGACCCCTAAGTCAGGCAAGGTTACATCGACAAGTCGCACCGACTTAGACAAGACCCTAAGCAAAGCCCTTGCCCAAGCCCGCATGCTTGGATTGACAGAATTTGCCGCGACAATCCTTGACCATTGCCTCGAATCCCTCGAAGGCTTCAAAGAAACAGTGCTTGACAAGTGAACCCAAGGGCGCAAGCCCTTGCCACCGAGCCCGCGCAAGCGGGCTTTTTTTCGTCTGTACTTTTCCAAGCGTGTGCTTGTAGTATGCGTTTGGAAAACGTCATAGTAGTCTGACCGTGCGGGAGAGTGAGAGCGAGTGGGCGCGCGTGCGAGCGTGAGGGAGGGCAGCAAAGTCTTAAGCTTAAGATTTCCAAACCAGTTCCGGCGGGGTTTTGTGGGCGTTGGCAACGGGGCGGGTGGCACAACTATGACATGAGGGGGCAAAGTCTTAAGCTTAAGGTTTCCAGCATCCGCGTTACAATGTTACAAAACCACCCCAGTTTGTTACAAAAGCCTGTAACGTTGTTTTTTTGCTACTAACCCTGCAAAAGTAATACTAAGCGTTTCAAAAACCAAGAGAGAGAGAGATAGATATATATATAATATTATATATGTTACATTGTAACAGTCTTTTCAGGATTGAGACGGTCAAAACACGGCTATACGATAGAACGCTTATTCTCATGGTTTCTTGGTCGTTATAGTTTATAGTGGGTGTTTTTGACTCGTATACTCTCCAGACCCTGTTACAGCGTAACGTCCCCTAAAAACAACACATTTTACCTTATACTTTTATATAGCTTTGCGGCTAAGTTGTTGATTTCGTTGAGTTTGCATTTTCGCCATTTCGTAACAACCCCCCTGTAACGCCACACCCCCATTTCGTTACACTGTAACAACTTCTATACCAATTAAAGTCTTAAGCTTAAGTTTTTATAGTCTGTGGTACACTTGGCTTTTCTTTTGAGGCATTTACTATGACGCAACCCTCCACCACCGCAAAGTTTGAGACCCACTCCCTGACCATCGAACTTCCCCTCGACGTTGCAGACTCCCTAGCCCAAACCCACGAAGACGGCTTAGAAGGCGCGGCTATCGCAGCATTGCAACTGTGGCTCAAACTCGGGGCTAAGCATCTCGGCATCGCACAAGGCTACGCCCTTGCAAACGGCATGAGCCAACACGCGGCAATCAAGAAAGCCATCGCCAAGTGCCTCGACGAACGAGCCCCCCGAGTTACAGTAGACAAGCCAGCGAACATAAAGCGCGAAGAACGCGACGCAGATATTTACCGCAGAGCCATGTTGGGTATAAAGCGCAAAACCCTTGCCGAAGATTACGGCATGTCAGAGATCCGTGTGCATCAGATTGTTGCCGCAGGGAAGAAAGCCGACCCTAAAAATAGCCCCGAAGCCAAGGCTAAAACTGCTGAAATGCTGAAAGATTGGGACGAACCATCCTACGACGGCGCACTATAAAACGCTTGACAAAAGACTATAAAAGGGGTATAATTGATATATCAAGTCGGGGATCGTCCTGACTTGTAGCGCACCACCTATTCCCTGCGGTCGCATCGTTCTCTAACAATTTATCCATTAGGTTTTTGTGTATCTTTAGAAAGTCTTAAGCTTAAGATTTTCGTGACACTACGGATACACACTAACGCAAGCCGTCGCTGTAAATACAGAAGCTCGATAGATGCAGACCCGCCAAAAATAGAGGCACTAAGACTCCCCAGAGTGCAGGTCATGAATTCTTCCTCGTTTGAATAGACGTTGGGTTAAAGCCCCAGTATGTAGTTAGAAAAGTAGTGTGTCATATATGAGGACAGGACTCCTGAGTAGGGAGGATAGTCACTCGACACCGAAAAGTACAACTACATGCAAAGCATACGCACACTACCTAAATGGGTGCAGTTAACTGTATGCAAACATACAGACTGCTGAGTGGAGTTTATGTGGCACCTCGGGATGCTACCGCTAAGACAACCACGGGAACTGGGACAAGCACTAGCTTGGATATATCAGAACGACAAACCCTATCGTAGTAAACAAATACAAATCAAGACTACTCACGGCACAAGCCGTGTTAACAATACACAAGTTGTATGCAACTGGGAGGGGATGCTGTCCCCTCTTGGGTGTGTATCACACCAAACTCTTAACCTTAAGACTTTAGGAAACTATATGCGCAATTTAATGTTAGAAGAAATGACCCGCCCTGCGATTGACCCCGAAGCGCAGAAGCTAGCACTCAAACTGATACTGACTGAGAAGGTAGCGCCTGACTACGAAGAACTGCTGACCAATCTACTCGTTGCCATTGCAAAAGATCGTGATGCCATACGCATCATGGCTACCAAGCAGGCAATGGCACAAGCCGTAGCTGCAATGAAACATTTGTGGGACTAAGAATGACCCAACCACACTACCACTTACCAATCTGCACATGTTGCTACGCCGTGCGCGTAGAACCCCAAAGAAAGAACATGACACGCCCCACGTGTACGGATTGTGGCGAAAAAGAAGCACGTAAGGTTAAACACTGTGCCGTGCCCCTCAACAAATCCAACTACATGTTGGTAACTGACCGAGCAACCCTGATGCAACTCAACCCTAAGAAAACAACATAAAACTCTTAACCTTAAGACTAAAGGAAACTATCATGAACATGTACACCAAACTTTCAATGCACCTCTCACGTCACATGTATAAGCGTGGCAAGAACAAGGGCGATGCCCCTGCCAATGCAAGCAATCGAGGTATGGATCACTTCCGTGTGGTCAAGGGTAACGACGACACATACCGAGTGCGGATGTTTCAGACAGACATACTGACTGCCTATCCCAATGGCGATGTGAAGATCGACACACGCGGATATTACAGACACAACACCACAATCATCCGACTTAACGAGGCACTGCATTCATTCTTTGATGGCGTGCCCCTTGCGATGTACAAACACAGCATCCTCAGCTATTCGCAGCCCATCCTCCGTATTGGGGTTAAGCGGTACTCTTACTATGACGGCATGACTCTCAACGAGCAAGGTGAAATCCTCACGCCACTGCAAGCGTTTGAGCAAAAGCGAGTTGACAAAGCCGAGACCAAAGCACTAGCCGCTGACTTACAAGAATCAGGGTTTACTGATGCGTTCAAGCTACTGTATGCCGTAGCTACTGCCGATGACGTGGAACCCGACAACTACGCATTGTTTGGCGTAAAACTGCCCGAGGTGTTCCTCAATAACGATCAAGCCGACAAATGGAAAACAATCATTGCTCGCAATAAGTTCGAGCGTAGGTACAACTACGGTGGCTACGAATACTTAGAAAGATCAACTGCAAAAGCATGCTGGGCTAACCTCATGGCTGAGTGCAAAAAGAACATGTACGTTGTGTCTCGTTCTGAGACCTATGTGCTGTAAGCGGGGCGCAAGCCTATTTTCGTAAACTCTTAACCTTAAGACTTTCAACTTTCTCAAACCTTTATTCAACTGGAAATCAAAATGCAAATGTTAAACCTCTCCCTCTCACAAGCCGCTACCCTCATCCGTAACGTCGGCACGACAAACACCATCCTCTTGCGGGGTCAGCCCGGTGTAGGCAAATCGTCCTTGCTTGGGACACTGGGTCGTGAGATGCCTGACTATCAGGTGTGCTACATCGACTGCGCAAACTTAGACCTCGGTGACTTGGCTATGCCCGTCATTGACCGAGAGAACATGACCACATCGTATGCGCCCAATGTGCGCTTTGGTGTAGGTAAGAATCAGACTCGACCCGTCATACTTATGCTTGACGAGTTGGGTAAAGCGTCACGTCCCGTGATGAACATGTTGTTGCCAACCATCCTCGAACACCGAGTGGGTGACGTGCCCCTGCCTACTGGGTCAATCGTATTCGCAACAACCAACCTCGACACTGATGGCGTGGGTGACAACATCCCTGCCCATGCCTATAACCGCATGACTGTAACTGTATTGGGTAATCCAACTGCGGATCAGTGGATCGAGTGGGCGTCCGACAATAGCATAGCGCCCGAGGTTATGGCGTTTGCCAAGCAATACCCGCAAGTGTTCGAGTGCTACACAGACCTCGACCCCAAGGCTAAGAACCCCTACATCTTTAATCCATTGACGGGCAACGTGAAAGCATACTGCTCGCCTCGTTCGTTAGAGAAAGCATCCAACATCATCAAGATGCGCAACGTCCTCGGGGAGGCGACACTGCCTGCACTAGCGGGTACTGTGGGTGAAGCAGCCGCCCGTGATATGGATGCGCTCATTAACTTAGCAGATCAACTGCCATTGTTCGAGACGATTGTGAAAGACCCGTTCAAGGCTAAGGTTCCAAGCAGTGCCGGTGCGCTCTTTGTTCTGTCGTTCATGTTGGCAGGGCGGGTCGATGCCAAGACAATTGATGCCGTGATGGACTACGCAGACCGGATGGCGAACGAATCGTTCGAGGCACACGCACTCTTTATCACATCCCTTGCATCTAACAAGTCCAAGGTAGGCATGGCATGCGGTAGCCGTAAGTTCACAACGCAAGCCGCCAAGCTCGGTAAATTCTTTTGAGTAGCTAGGTAACTCTTAACCTTAAGACTTTGGAGAATATATGTTCACACCTTGGGAACGCTTCGAGCGATTCATCTTAGTCCTAGCCGTCATTGTGCTAGCCCTCGACTTATTTTATTGGAGACCGTGATGCTAATCATCGAACAACTACGCAACGGACAACGCATGGTCATCGTCAAGAAAGACTGGCATCCGAATCGTATCGGCAAGGCGTACCAACGCCCACTACAAAACAACGTGCAGTCCAAGGACGCATGGGATATTCAATCAGCACTTTTATATAAACAATCAAGGAAACAATCATGACCCACATGTACGACATTGCACGACAACTGCAAACCCCCGGAGTGCAGACAATTGCAACATTTAACCCAACTCGTTTGACCAAGACCGTACGCAACATGGTGCGCAAGAGTATTGCAACAGGTTTACACACCGGTGGGTGGTCAAGTCAGACCAAGAAAGTACGGCAGATGGTGTTTGGTTTAGCGGATAAACGTCCTACGTTTTTTATCAAGCAAGAGACGGACTATCTGACGCTACATACGCCACGCCCTATCACCGGAGATACGCTCTCGGAAATCCTCGGCATACTTGAAGCTGACTGTACCTTGCAGAAGATGGGCTACGACGACCTACCCGTGCACAAGTACACACCAACTCGCAGTGAGTTCTACAAAACGATTGATCGCAGGCACTTAGAGAACGTAGAGAAAATTAAAGCCGCAGGCAACCCTGATGTATTGGGGTCGCACTACATCATCGTGAGGCAACCTAAGCTCAGACAACAGATCGCTCAGACGTTTCTTAAAGAGCGCACAGTCGAAGAGATTGAGTTTGCAGAACGCCTAGCTTCGTTTCTAGATCACAACACAGAGCACCTCGTCCCAACAACACACGCTTTTTAAAAATCTTAAGCTTAATACTTTGGAGAAAACCATGAACGTACAAGATCGAATCAAGAAGTCACACATCGCCATCATGCAACACAAAAAGTTCTGCTCATACGGCAGCATCCTTGCGTGCGGCAAAGTCAAGGTCAACAACGACGTACCTACTGCGGCTACCAACGGATGGGATGTGATCTACAACCCTGACTTCATTGAGCAACACATGAAGACCGACCCCGAGCTACGCTTTCTTATCTTGCACGAGGGTCAACACAAAGCCTATCGTCACTTGCAAGTATGGCAAGCATTGCACGAGGAGGATGCCCAGTTAGCCAACATCGCGGCAGATCACTTCGTTAACTTATCCTTAGTAGATATGGATGCAGGCGAGGGGTTCATCAAGATGCCCGAGTTAGGTGTACAACCCGATGCCAAGTATCGTGGGTGGTCAGTCAAGCAAATCTTCGAAGACCTCAAGCAAGAGCAAGAGGCAGGCGGTGGTCAAGGTAGCGGTGATGGCGAGGGTATGGACTCGCATGACTGGGAGAACGCAACAAGCGGTGATCCTGCTCAGGATGCTGAGCGTGCCAATGAGATACAACGCGCCATTCGTCAGGGTGAGATCATTCGTCGCAAGATGGCGGGTAAAGGCGCGGGTGACCAAGACGGTGCGTTCGGTGACTTACTGCAACCCAAGATCGACTGGAAGAAAGTATTGCGTGACTTCATCACCGAGACATGCGCAGGTCGTGACGAGTCATCATGGCGTAAGCCTAATCGTAGGTTCTTGAGCTACGACGTTTACATGCCCTCTATGGTCGGCACTACTATGACGGAACTTGTTATCGGCTTCGATACATCGGGTTCGTGTTTCGGTGGCGAGGAGATGACTGCGTTCGTGTCAAACATTAAAGCCATCATCGAGGATGTCAAACCAACCAAGGTGCACGTGATCTATTGGGACACCGAAGTAGCAGGTCATCAAACATTCGAGGAAGGTCAGTTCGCAGTAGCCGATCTCAAACCCAAGGGCGGTGGCGGTACTGACGGCAAAGTCTTGTTCGACTACTTGCGTGAAAACAACATCAAGCCTGACGCTATCGTGCAGTTTACCGATGGTTATGTGGGTGACTGGGGTAACACCGATGTGCCTACCTTGTGGGCGGTGACGTCCGACTTAGTTGCACCGTTCGGTACGACTATCCGTGTTGAAGTGTAAATCTTAAGCTTAATACTTTGGAGAATATTATGGGATACAGATCAGATGTGAAAGCGCTCATCTATCCGGTGAGTAGTGAGCATAGCTTGATAGAGTACGACAAGCTCAAGACGCTAATGAACACCACGTTCAAGGATGTGTACGATTATTGGCAAGACCCGTACTTTACTTGGGATGACAAACATCGTGTACTCAAGTTCGATGCCAACTCAATCAAGTGGTACGACGGATACCCTGAAGTGGAACAGTTCGGCAAGTTCCTCAGCGATATACAAGAGCTTGAGTATGAGTACGAGATCATTCGTGTTGGTGAGGAAGACACGGACATTGAGTACGACAGCACTGGTGATGCGCAGGGGTACTTGTCCGTTAGCCGAACGATAGAGGTGAACTTTTGAAACACCACAACATTGACGAGTACGAGTGGGTCGAGGAAAGCTTCGACAACTGGTACCTCAAACACAAACAACGTGACTTCGCTATCGCCCGAGTGTGCCACTGGGGTGGATGGTCAGTGCAACTAGCGGAGGAAGACCCGCTACCAACGAAGGTCGATTCGTTCGAAGCAGCAAAAACAATTGCAATGATTAACGTAATATCTAAATTTGAAAGTTATCCAAATGCTTACCTATACCCCAGAAGAACTGAAAAAATTACATCCGAAAGTATTCGAGAAAGAGTACAACGCATGGCGGGAGTACATGCCGCACAACGATTGGGCGGACTGGATTAAAGAAAACTTTGAAGCCGAAATGAAGTGCGTGGGTATCCATGTGGACAACTTCTATTGGGACATTGGGTACTCACAAAGCGATGGCGCGAGCTTCGACGGGCATGTTGTTATCCATGAGTGGATGGAGGCTGACTCGCAGTACGCAGAGCAGTACCCCGCCTTGTATCTTGCGTGCAAACAGGACGGTAGCTACGTATCTGCACGTACAGGTAGTCGTGGGCAATACGTGCACTTTAACCTGAACGAATCGTGGTGGGGCACTGAGCCATGCGGTATCTTTCACATGCTAGACAAGGACACATGGGTTCAGTTGGTTGAAGATCAATCCGGTTTTTTGGATGTAGAAACGGAAATCAAATCGACTTGTGAAAGGTTCATGTCAGAGATGTACTACAAACTACGAGATGAGTATGAAGACACCACTAGCGAAGAAGCGTTCATTGAATCGTGCAACTGCAACGACGTAACTTTTGAAATTGAAGGAGAAGAATGTGAAGTTTAAGATGACTATCAATGGGCATCACGTATTGGTGGATGTAGGGCAGCTTGAAATCCTTACCGACATGCTGTCTTCTGCAGAACACCTAACTGAAACTCATGTGGGCAACAACCTAGGCTCGCAGGGGTATCAGAACGCATACGTACCGACTATCAAGCCGGTAGTACCACACGATTTATTCGTTGTATCCCCAATGAATCAAGACTACATCGACACAATCAAACTGTCGATGAAACTAGCCGATAAAGCCCATGCGACCTAACCTGCACGCGCAAATGAAGGACGTCAGGGCGTATACGTTGGAGGCAGGTACAAAATACCGATGGGCACGCAATACCAATAACGGCATCACTTTGCAAGAGGAGATGATTGCATACATCGACGTAGGTACGCCCGTACCAAAACGTGAACACGTCAGTTGGCATTCCGTTGCCAATGTATACAAAGCTAAACGGGGCAACCGCTTCATTGCGGAAGTCCGAGGACACAAGAAACTATTTCAGTTTCAAACACTACGCGAAGCCATGCGAATGGCTAAGTTTTTATATCAAACCAACCAGAAATCTTAACCTTAAGACTTTTATCATGAACTACTACACAATCGAAACAGAAAAGCCTATTGCAGGCGTCGCTCGTTCCGCCATGATGGTGGACTTAAACATCGCAGTTTACTCGGGTCGCAAGCAAGACAAGAGTACGCAAGCCGAGGTCACCAATGCCAAGGGGTCAGGCTCCAAGAAGGCGGCATCGGTGTACAAAAACTTGTTTGCTGAGTGCAAAGAGTTGGAAGCAATCACCAAGTTCCAAGCTCGTGCCCGAGCCGAGCACTATCGTTTGACTCTCCCATGGAATGACCAAGGTGCAAGGCTTCTGCCTACTGCGGCACTGCTCGACTATCAGAAGGTGATGAACAGACACCGTATTGAGTTTGACAGACTTGTTGATGCGTTCTTGGACAAGTACGAGACACTCGTAGCAGGCGCGGCGTTCCAACTCGGCACATTGTTTGACCGCAGTGAGTACCCAAGCAGGGGCAAGGTGGCTCAGCGTTTCCGTATGGAGGCATCGTTCACTCCCCTGCCTACTGGCGGTGACTTCCGTCTTGATGTGGAGAGCGAGGTACAACGCCAACTGATCGCAGACTACGAAGTCAAGCTCGACAACAAACTCAAGGCAGCGAACCAAGACTCATGGACTCGTTTGTATAACGCCATCAGTAAGTTGAGTGATCGCTTGACTGTCGATGAGGATGGCAAGAAGCGTACGTTTCACGACACAACGGTGACCAATGCCGTAGAGTTGTGCGAGTTGTTGCATGTCATGAATATAACTGGAGATTCTGCGTTGACGAAAGCTGCGCGTAAGCTTGAGGAGGTATTGTCTGGGGTAACACCTAAGGAATTGCGCGAAGAAGATAGCACTCGGGCACTGACCAAAATCAAGGTGGACGAAATCCTTGGCGCATTTGATTGGGGGGTAGATGATGGGAGTGATGAAACAACTAATGATTGAAGCATTAGATGACGCGGGTGACGGCAGGGATCCAGTGCGGTTCGCTGACGCACAACGGCAACTACACAACAGGCTTGGGTACAACAAACAAAACGCTATGTACGAATGCAGATACGAAGAACGTGATGGTGACTACACCCTTAAGCGATGGCGTGACGGGCATGAGGAAGCGTCTCGTGGACTAGTGACAGACCTACCTGATTGGCTATCGAGAATCAGGGATGTGGCAACTGTGGGTGGGCATCTCAAACGGGTGATGGTGCCTCCCCCTGACAACATCGTTTGGTTTACAACTGACGATGACGGAAATTTACTTAACTTTATGGAGCTTCGATGAACTATGACAACTTAACCGATGAGGAACTGATCCGATACGCCGATGGGCATTCGGGGCTAATCAAAGTTTTATCTGAACGGTTGGAAATGCGGTTGCGTGACATGCAGGACTTAGCGCACACCATGCCCGATCCTAAACAACTTAACCTATTCGAGGACGACGATGCCTGACATACAAACAGAAATGCAAAAGATATTGCAATCTTGGGAAACCCCTGAAACAATTGAAGAAACAAAAGAAACAAACATGTTTAAACCTACAAACAACGTATCAAAACAAACCTTTGAATCTATCCGTGACTTTTCGGGAGAACCAACTCGGTTTCACATCGACCGCCTTGTACGCCAAGGGCATAAGAAATCCTCGGTAGGGTCACTAATCGGACAGATGATACGGCAGGGGCGTGTCTACAAAGATATGGACGGACTGCTACGCCCCAACGCTAAAGAGTACACACCTCTCAAAACCTCCAAAGCAGTTGCCAAGCAAGCTAAGAAGCCTAAAACTCTTAAGGTTAAGACTTCCAATACAGAAGCTAAAGGGTTGGCTGCATTGGTGAACGAGCCAATGGCTGCGGCATTAAAACATCAACCCGATATTCGTACAAGCCTTGACGTTCTCATGGATGCGCTTACCTTGAATGATGCGCATGAGTTGTATCGCCGGTTGCACCTGTACTTCGGCGGCTTAGGTAAATGAAAGCTAAAGCCATACTGGAGTTCGAGTACCCCGACGATGAGGACGCATTACTGTTCGCATTGAAAGGTCAAGCTATGTATAAGGCGTTGGCAAGTATCAAGATGGTTATGTCCGCACCTTATACAAAGGCTGAGATGGTTAGTCAAATCAAAACTGTACTCAACGAAATTTTTGAGGAGCTAGGGGAATGAAACCCACGGCTAAGCGCATCACGATACCGGTGTCCAAAGGCATTGATGAAATACGAGACCAACTGTCCAAAGATACTGGCATCAAGATGACCTACAACCAAGTGCTTGACTACCTGATTCATTTCTATTTAGTACGCACTCATCAACCCACTTACCATATACCACCCCGCACCGAATGGAGGCACCCAAAGTGACTGAAGAAGAACGAGAGATGGACTTGCAGTTAGCCGATTACATGTCAGAGAACAAACGCTTGAAACGAATTGAGCAAGCAGCGCATGCCGTTGTTAAATCTTTTAGTAGCAGCATTGACTACAACACTTGGGATGCCGCGCTTGATGCGCTTGAGTTGGCGCTGAAGGAGAAGTCATGAACAATACTTGGGTGTACGTAATCCTGTCCGCAATGATATTTGCGTTTTGGGTTTGGGTTGTTTATCTGACAGGTGGTATATGACTTGGCCTTTCCCCCCATTCCCAAACCCCAAGGACAAGGGTAACCGAGTCCCTAAGTTCAACCCTGACAACCATGAGGACGCACCGCGATGAACGACATTGTTACCATACTGAACGACCCTGAGAAGGTGTACCCCGGCAACTTTGATACACCACAACGTGCCAATGCGTTGCTGTTTGGCTTATGTCAAGAAGCGGCAGAAGAAATTAAAAACTTGCGTGGGAAAATTGAAACCTTGCACGCCATGTACGAACTTGTAACTAAGCAACGGGACTACCTAATGGATGAACAACGAGCACAGGTAGCGGCTATGCGAGGGAGGGTGCAATGACACAAGATGAAATCATAATGTGTGCCGATGCGTCAGGTATATCGCTGTATGGCATGGGCTTAGACAGGGAAAAGTTTATCCATCATCTTAAAGATTTTGCCAAGCTAGTAGCACAGCATGAGCGTGAGGCGTGTGCAAAGTTGTGTGATGAATTTCCCGATGTTGGTTACATTGATAAAAAACTTACATCTGACTATCACGCACATTTAATACGTCAAAGGGGACAAGCATGAAATACAACGCAGAGCAAGTAGCCTTTATGTTGCATGAGGCAATAGACCAAAACTGTGAGTACAAGTCATGGCACTGTAGTACTCAGCACCTGATGGCTCTTGTTGAGAGGGTTGTTGCCGAGGAGCGTGAGGCGTGTGCAAGAGTGGCTGAAGACATGAGCAACACTGAAGCCAACATGAATAAAACATGGCGGAATGGTTGCCATGATGTTGCTAATGAAATACGAGCAAGGGGACAAGCATGACTAAAGACGAAGCATTACGCCTTGCATTGGAGGCGTTGGAAAGCACAAGTAGTTGCATTGATGGTTATTACTCAGATGCTTGGCTTGAGATTGACCAAGCCATCACCGCTATTAAAGCCGCACTAGAAGCGAAGGATAAGCCTGTGACAGAAAACGGAATGTATCGGCTTGGCTATCACAACGGCTACGGATTTGGCGAAGCATACGGAAAAGCCAATGCACCACAGCGCACATGGGTGGGTCTGACCTATGAAGAGGAAACTGAGTTGATCAGGCTGGCACATAACCACGCAGGCATACGCTTCTACATTCAAGCCGCAGAAGCCAAACTCAAGGAGAAGAACACATGAAAGTACACCACCTTAAAGATTGGGATGCTACTGCCATGCTCACCCATGCAATAGAACGCATAGAGCCAGAGCAGTCCTGTGTTGTGTTGTTTTACGAAGATGACGAACTAAAAACATTGTCCTCTAACGTAGACAACCAACACGCTGTATGGATGTATGAACTAGCAAAGCTAGTCGTACTGCATCAATGTGTTGACCATTGAAGCCAAGCTTAAGGAGAAGAACAATGTATGACGACGAACTGCACCAACTCGCGGCTGACTACGCCAACATGAGAAAAGATAAGTTCAATGAAGCCGTAGAGAAATCGCTCAGTCCTCCGCCTAAGTACATTCAAAAACTGTATCAGTGGTTGTGGGTGGCGCATTACGAGGGTTTCAAGAACGGGCACATCGCCAAACTCAAGGAGAAGAACAATGGATAAACCAATAGCATGGTACGACCCAACCAACGGCGCGGTCAGCACAGACAAAGACAGCCCTTTGTTTACACCGCTTGGTCAGGTGCTGCCTTTGTTTTTAGAGGAGCAACAGATTACGGCTGACTGCCCAAACTGTGAGTACCACAGGCAACGAGCACAACGTTGGCGTGAGGAAGCCTACAAGCAAGCAGGGCATTCGTTGCCTGAGCGTGAACAAGAGCCTGTGGCGTGGGGCGTATTTGAAGGCAACTTGCACGATATGTTTTTTAGTCAAGAGGAAGCGCAAGAAATGGCTGACTTGAAAGGAACTCATGCTGAAGTGCGCCCTCTTTACACCACCCCACCACAGCAAGAGCCTATTGGGTACGCAAGTGAAGGTGCGGCAGAGCGATTGACTACTGTAAAACAAGCGCATGAACAAATCAGGAGCTTCAAACTGTTTACCCATGATGTGCCTCTCTACACCACCCCACCACAGCGCACATGGGTAGGGCTAGATGAAGAAGATTACATAAAGGCTTATGAGTTGTGTGACTTTGACAAGGATGCGGCTTTTGAGTTCTTTGAATCTAAACTAAAAGAGAAGAATGAGCAAACCAAAGACACCTGAGCCACTGTACAGGCAGTACACGCCGGAAGAAGATCGCGGCAAGACGATGGTCAGCAAGTATTACCGAGTCAATCAGAATATGAGTGGGTTGGGTGTAAGCCTGCATCCATACAACGTAGAGTGCAACATACGAATTGACTTTGATCTTGATGGTGGCATCTACAAAGTCGAGTGGAGTAACAAAGTTTTAGGTGAAAGGAAAACGAAATGAAAGAACTACACATCACAATTTACACAAGGGATAACTGCCCCAACTGCGTGTCAGCCAAACGCATACTGGAAGCCGCGAACTTAAAGTATGTAGACGTTGACATTCAGCTTGGCGACCGCTTGGCTAACTTTCTCAAAGAGTTTCCTGATGCAAGGCAGATGCCACAAATCTTTATCAATGACCAACGTGTTGGCGGTGTTGAGGGTTTGAAGGCGGCTCTTAAACAATTAGGAATACTGCAATGAAAGTAATGGACTTAGTTAGATACGACCCCGAACAAGGATGCTTCGTTATGAAAGACAATACACCTCCGCGTGCACTCAACCCATGGGAAGAGTTGGCGCAAGTCGACCGCCCTAGCATCTTTCTAAAAGATGTTTACTTCCGTGCCAAAGGTGCGGGAACAATTGAGAGCGAGAAAGGTCTAGGCTACAAACAATTTGGCACTTACACCAAAGCACGACAACCAAACAAATACGAAAGGTCACCCGAGGATGCCACGCCCCAAACCGCCCGAGCCACTAATAGGAAGACAAATAAGGATGTCTGACAGACAGTGGATTATTTTTAATCAGCTTGGCGGTGCCGAATGGTTGCGAACAATCATCACCAAGAAAGCACCAATGCCCAAGCAATACTACGACGCACTTTTACAGGAGAAATCAAATGATTCAAAAAGCTGATGACATGCAAGTTGGCGGTTCGCACTACAAAGACAAGTCAATCCAACCATGGGACTACATCATTGCCAACGACCTTGGGTATCTAGAAGGTAACGTGGTGAAGTACGTGTCACGTTGGAAAAACAAAAACGGTATTGAGGACTTAAAGAAAGCCCAACACTACTTAGCTAAACTACTGGAGGTTGCAAATGGAAAATAGAATGATAATGCGAGACGCTTGGGGTCGCACGATTGCCGGTGACGGTGGGCACTGCCCTGTGTGTGACCGATGGGGCAAGATATACGTCCGCAACATTAACAAAACAATGGCGCAAGGTTTGGTGTGGCTGAACCATCAAACTGGCGATGAGGACGGTTGGGTAAACGTTCCTATAACTGGACCTCAATGGTTGGTGCGATCTAACCAACTGGCTACGTTGCACTGGTGGAACCTTGTGGAACGCAAGAGCAAGGACGAGTCACACAAGTCTAAGTTCTCAGGCATCTGGCGTACTACACGGTTAGGCAAAGACTTTGTGGCAGGGCTGATACGTGTCCCACGTAGCGTGTACACATACAACAACAACGTTGTTAAACACGGGGATGAAGATGTGCTACTCAGTGAATGCCTCGACGAGGGGTTCGATTACAACCAAGTTATGAGTACAAATCTAAATGGCAGCAACACCCGAATCTAAAGTCAAAGCCAAGATCAAAACGATCTTGAAAGCTTATGGAGCTTACTACGCCATGCCAATCGGTACTGGCTATGGGAGCAGTGGCATTCCAGATTTTTTAGTTTGTTTTAATGGAGAGTTCTTAGCTATCGAAGCCAAGGCAGGCAAGGGCAAGACCACAGCCCTCCAAGACAAAAACCTGCGTGAGATCGAAAACGCAGGTGGTAGGACACTAATCATCAACGAAGAAAGCCTAAAGCTAGGCGTTCTTGAAGCCATATTGGAGAACATGAAATGATGCAATCAGTACAAGTAATTATCGAACGACTCAAGTCAAACCCCGAGGATTTCTTTGGGGAAGTAAATCAGCATAAGTCGCTGGCAATCGGGCAACCAAAATTTAATGACATAAAAGAAAAGCTTGATGACTTGCTAATTGATAAAAGAGATGTTGGGCACATACACCGTCTGTGGTACTTGGAACCTGAAGAGAAAGCAGCGTTGCTTGAGGCATACAAAGAAGCTCGACGTGCAAGGTTTGAAGCCAATGTGTTTTATACACTGCTGACTAAGCAGGAAGAAAATTATGGCGGTGGTTTTGCAGTTAGAAGTCATCCCATGTCAGGCAAAATTATGATGCAAGGTTCTAGCATGAGACTTGATTCATCGGGTAATTTAGGAATAGGCACGACGTCACCGGGGATGTGGCAAGGCGATGTGCCCGAAGAAGCAGAAAGCGAACCCCAATGGGCTAAGCCACAAATCAGACGCGAGGGAGGACCAGTATGAGCGAAGAACTAAACGCCGGTATTAAGATGGTTATTGATCGCATGCAGACTAACCCGGATGAATTTGAATACGGCGGTAAGATGTATGAGTACGCTAATATGGCGGCTGAGTTGATGGACAAAAGTGCGCATCAACGATTGTGGTTTTTATCTGCCGCTGACAAGAAAGCTTTGGTTACTGCGTACACAGATATGCACAAGCAACGATTCACAACGGGTGTGGTGCAAACTATTTTTGACCCTAAACCTGATTACGACATCAACATGGATCGCCCAGTCAGAACCAAGCGCAATATCATTACCTCACAAAGTATGGTTGAACAAGCCACAAAACTACTCAACCAAGAGTTTGACAAAGAATACGACAAAAGAATTGAAGAACTAAATGCCAAAAGTAGTCACACTAGACCTTGAATGTTATTACTCAACTGAGTATTCCCTGACCAAAATTCCTACCGAGGAGTATGTGCGGTCGCCTCAGTTTGAGATGATTGGCATTGCAATCAAGGTGGACGATGGTGAAACCGTCTGGTATCCCAAACCGCAAGTGGAGCGGATACTGAAAGAGTTTGACTGGTCTGATGCGATGGTCGTTGCACAGAATACTGCGTTCGATGGTGCGGTACTTGACTGGCTGTATGGCGTAAAGCCTATGGCTTGGTTTGACACGCTTGGTATGTCACGGGCGTTGTATCCGCACGAGAGGGCGCATGGCTTAGCCAAACAAGCTGAACGCATGGGTATTGGAGCCAAGGGTGACGAGGTGCTTCATGCCAAGGGCAAGCACTACGCTGACTTCTCTACCGAGGAACTGTCACGCTACGCTTTGTACTGCATTAACGACACCGAGTTAACTTACAAGCTATTCAACATGTACATGGCGATGGGTTTTCCTAAGCAAGAACTGAAACTGATGGACATGACCCTGCGCATGTTCATTGAGCCTGTGCTTGAGCTTGACAAGACGCTATTGGTTGACCACTTGGAAGCCGTAAGGGATGCCAAGGAAGCCCTGATGGAATCGGTACGGGACTTCATGCTGAAAGACGCTGACCCTGAGTACGTACACGCAATCTTCAGTGAGGGTATGGACGGCATCAAGAAGCTACTAATGTCCAATGAGAAGTTTGCTAAGGTACTGGAGAATTATGGTGTTGTACCGCCCACAAAGGTAAGCCTGCGCACTGGTAAGTTAGCGTGGGCATTTGCCAAGACTGACGAAGAATTTAAAGCACTAGAGGAGCACCCTGATGAGCGAGTCCAAATACTTGTCGCAGCCCGCCTTGGAAACAAGACAACAATTGAAGAGACTCGCACTGAGCGCTTTATTGGTATGTCTACTCGAGGCAAGTTTCCTGTACCTTTACGTTACTACGGGGCACACTCTGGTCGTTGGTCTGGTCAAGACTCTGTAAACCTGCAGAACTTACCGTCACGCGGTGACAACGCAGGCAAGATCAAGAAGGCTATCAAGGCTCCGGCAGGGCACGTTGTGATTGACTGCGACTCTGCACAAATCGAAGCTAGAACTTTAGCTTGGCTTGCGGGGCAACACGAACTGGTGGATGCGTTCTCACGGTCTCAGGATGTGTACAAGCTGATGGCAAGCAAGATATACCAAATAGCGCCCGACCAAATTGACAAGCAACAAAGGCAGGTGGGCAAGGTCGTGATTCTTGGTGCAGGGTATGGCGTTGGACACCAAAAGTTAAAGCTGTTTCTTAAGATGCAAGCGGGTGTTGATGCAACCGAAGCAGAGGCAAAACGCATCATTGACGCATACCGGCACGGGTATTACAAGATACCTGAATTGTGGCGGAAAGCCGACGAAGCGCTGATTGCATTGCGTACTGGCAACGGGATGCAGGTAGACGAGCAAGGGCTAATCAGGGCAGTCCCGGGCAAAGGGTTAACCCTACCTAGTGGCTTGTATATCCAGTACCCCGACCTAGCCAAAGTGACCGATGAAAAGACTAATAAAGACCAATGGAGATACTTTTCTAAGGGAATACCCGTGTATATTTACGGGGGTAAAGTGATAGAAAATGTATGTCAAGCCGTAGCACGGCAGGTTGTTGCAGAGCAGATGCTACGTGCATCTAAACGATACAAGGTTGTTTTAACGGTTCATGACGCTGTGGCAATTATTGCTAAAGAGTCGGAGAAGCTTGAGGCACAAGCGTACTTAGAAGAGTGTATGTCGTGGCAACCAAAATGGGCGTCTGGGCTACCACTTGCTTGCGAATCTGGAATGGGGGCTAGCTATGGAGATTGTTGATAAACGGCAAGCGCGACTTGCGTATTTGAAAGCGTATCGTACGACCCACGCCGAACGAATTGCCGCGCAAAAGAAAGCATGGTTTGAGGCTAACAAAGCGCATTGCCAAGAACGAAACAAAAATAATTATCAAACTAATAAAGCTAAATATACAGAGTTAAATAAACTGTGGATTCAAGCCAACCCCAACAAAACTGCCGAATATGCTAGGGCATTTAAACTTCGGCACCCCGAGCGGGTCACTTTGGAACGGCAAGCATATAAGAAAAACAATAAAGGAGTTATAAATGCCAACACGCGTAAACGACAAGCTGCAAAGATACAGCGAACCCCAAATTGGCTAACTGAAGACGACTTGTGGCTCATGCAACAAGCGTACGAATTGGCTGCGTTAAGGACAACGATGTTTGGATTTCCTTGGCACGTAGACCACATACTTCCGCTACAGGGTAAATACGTATCGGGGCTGCATGTACCTAATAACGTACAAGTTATTTCCGGCGTAGAAAACACTCGCAAAAACAACAATTGGAACCCCGCGTGATTACTAATACCAAACGGCGGGGCTTCCTATGGGGACTGTTGATTGGTACACTAGGGCTTGCAAAAACAAACCCAGTTCTTTCCATGACGCTAGCCCATTCCTACTCAGGCATCAAAGACTACGAAGGCTGTCCACGCAG